CGTTAACTCCCAGGTAGGGGTAAAATGTCATAACCGATGGAGGTTTCTCATGATCGGAACCATCATCTCCCAGACGCCCGCAGTTCGGCACTACGACGGTTTCCCGTCGTTGCTCAGAACGCCTACGGGGGCGCAAGATCATAAGCGATCTCTTCCACGCAACAATATGGAAGTTTACTCAGTGAGAAGCGGACGGGCCCGCGATAACGTTCGACCGAAGACCAGCCTATGAACACCCTCCTAAGAGGGCTCGGACATAGGATGGGAAACGGGCAACTCGCCGTGGCTACGGCTGCAACGAAGCAGCCACGTCATTGCGCCAGCGCATCCCTCACCTCCCCCTTCCACATTAACGTTACGTCTTACGTCATAAGACGAGAGGATTCCTCCCTCCTGAAACGGCGCGAGTCCTGCGGCATTACCTAGTAATAGCCGAGAGGAAAGTCCGTCAAAGACAAGCCACCAGGACCAGGTACCGAAGGACCCCCTTGAAAAAGGAGGTCCCTAGTGGTACTGAGGAAAGGATGATCGTCGACCCATTCGTTGTCGGACCATACACTGGGTGCAAGCACCCAAGGAGCATGGTCAACGACAAACTGTAATAACTTGGCGGGCCAGTTAAAACAGAAACGAACGGGCGACAAACGGAGGGTAACCCCGCGAGGAAGAACCCTGGGTGGAGGGGCAGGGGACCGTCGAAGGACGGTCCTCTCCTCAGGGACACACAGAACACCACGGCATTCAGAGAGAAGTACATCTCTGAGATGCCTGGCACTGTGTGTCACTGCAGCGTAATACTGAGGCCACGGACAGGGTCCAACGGCAACAGGTACGCTCCTCACGACACCCTTCTTCTTCACGGGGAGAGGACCGGTCATGAGGGCACGGCGAAACCATGCCCTCTTGACAAGTGAGTGGAACCAGTGATCAGGAAGGGACTCCACACCGAGTGGCCTGATAGCAATCTCGTGACGCATCACGACATTGACTATAAAGTGCTGAACTCGGTGGGAGAACCCCCTGATCGACTTCAGGATTCCGGGCAGTAGGGGGTCGGGAGTTTCCACACGACGGAGGAACCCAAGCAGCGGACGAGGAAGGAACCGAAAGGCCTTCGCATCGAACACTGTTGAGTTCAACTCCACGTAGCGGTCACTCCGACCTGTCTTCTCCTCGTTGACGATTAGCCCAAAGCACGAGACAACATCCTTCCAAAGAAGGAAGAAGTCGTCGTCGCCACAGAAGGCACAATCGTCTCCGTTGATACGGACAACCCTGCTGCAAAAGGAACCAGAATCCGTGGACCTTGTACGAGAAGCGATATCGAAACAGGCCTTATTCAACAGGCAGAGGACGGGGAAACTAACCAGATTCCCCATCATCGAGCCCCTCAAAATAAAGCCCGTCCGAGATCCTTCCGTCCAAACAAGGTCACGGAAACTATCCCGAAGACAGTCCCTCTCACTTTCCGACAACACGCGAGACTCGCACAAAACGTCGACGATGCACAGGACTGCATCGGAATTGATGTTATCGGTAGCCGCCGAATAATCGGCAGATATCATTAATTCCCCAGGTCGACAGTCAGATGCGACAGCTCCCATGTCGCCTTTCGTTACATCCCCACGGACACACCAGTCACGCGCACTGATGTGATCATAGAGAGCTTGGTGAACCGGGGTCAACGTCTCCTTCACATATGCAGACTGCATAGTGACGACACGACGTTTTCCCTTTGTCTTAGCGACGCCGATACGAACAGTACCAGCTCTCGAGGGCCGAAGCCCGAGAGCCGACATCGTACCGCCACGTCCTCTAGGAACCTCAAGACATCCCTGTTGATCGGGGACGTAACCACCTTCCTCTCCAAGCCCCAGGCGGGCTCCCTCCAACCTTCGGTCCCAACCGTGGACCAGACGCCGGACCTTGCGTCGAAGATCACCCAAGGGATTCTTCGACCAGCGACACGGCAACCTCTGCACAGGCGGCAGAGGTACCGACATTCTCTTTTTCCAGGCCTCGACGGTCTTCTTGCCTTCTCGGGCATCACAAACACGACAAGGTACGTCAAAGAGCCTGTTACAGCTCTTCAACGCAACACGAAGACGAAAGGACATTCGTGTATCGGCCTTGTAATGTCTGAGATACCCAGACACCACTCCTTCCCACTCAGCCCTGAGCAAAGAGCAGCTGCCACCAACAAAACGTTGGTGCAGATCGTTGAAGAGTCCAAACTCTTCTCGCACGATCGCAGCGGCCCTTTCAAGGGACTTGGCAATGGACCCTGCTGCAGGACAGCGGGCCAGAACCCCCACATCACATGAATCAGACAAAGATCTGACCATAGTGGGACAACGGCT